CGTCGCTCTGTGACGCGAGCGCGCGCACTTCTTAGCAAGAGCGTCGTTTCACGAGGAACAAATGGCTGAAGAAAACACCAACGTCGAGGCACCAGAGGCACCAGCGAGCGGCGGTGACTCTTCGCGCGATGACGTCGCGCGCGCGTTCGACGAGGTCCAATCCCGCGAAGCGCCACCACCGGACAACAAGGCTACGCCCTCACCTGTGCGAGCGCCCGACGTCCCTCCGGGTGAGCGTCTTCGCGGTCCTGATGGTCGTTACCTCGCGGAACCCGCGCCAAAGCCCCTGGCAACGCCTCCAGGAGCCCCGCCAGCAGCCGCGCGACCCGCGCCTGGTCCTGGACCATTGGCGCAACCGGCGGCGAAGCCGAACGGCGCGACGCCGCCGCAGGAAGCTCCGCAGGCGCTGCGCGCGCCCACAAGCTGGAAGCCTGGAGTGCGCGAGCACTGGGCGAAGCTCCCGCCCGAGGTGCAGCAGGAGGTGGTGCGCCGCGAGGGCGAGGTCGCGCGCGCGATGCAGGAGTCGGCGCGCTTCCGCGAGACGCTCGGCCAGGTGCAAGGCATCCTCGGGCCCTTCGCGGCGAACTTCGCAGCGTCTGAGGGCGGCGCGCTCGGCGCGATGCAACAACTGTTCCGCGCCGACCACACGCTGCGTCACGGATCGCTCGCCGAGAAAGCTCAACTCGCCGCAGATATTGTTAAGAATTATGGCGTTGACATTCGCGCGCTCGACGCCGCGCTCGCCGGTCAGGAACTCCCGAACGATCCGAACGCGCAGCTTGCGAGCCAGCTACGCCGCGAGATGCAGCAGCAACTGCAGCCGGTGCTCGGGTTCTTCAACCAGGTGCAGGGACGCCAGCAGGCCGCGTTCCAGCAGATCAACGAGAAGGCCTCGGGCGAGGTGCAGTCCTTCGGTGAGGACGGCGCGCACGAGTTCTTCGAGGACGTGCGCAACGACATGGCCGACATCATCGACTTCCACACCGCCCGAGGTCAGGTGATCTCGTTGCAGGAGGCCTATGATCGTGCTATAAATTTCAATCCGCAGCTTCGAGAGGTCGTGGCGAAGCGTGCGGAGTCGGAGCGAGCGAACGCTGCAGCAGCAGCCGCCCAGCGGGCCAGAAGGACCGCAGCGAGCATCAGCAGTGCGCCCGCTCCAGCAGGTGGAGTACCTGGACCAGCGAACGATGATCGCCGCGCCGCTATCGAGGCGGCGTGGAACGATTCAGAAGGACGCTAGGCCACCAGGCGAGAAACGTAACCCCCTCCTTACGCGAGGGGAGCGCGAACACCGCACAGGTGCCATCGCGTAGTTGCGTAAGCCGGTCGCCCGACCGATCAAGGGCGCGTGCCATCGTAGATCGAACACGAGGGCCTCGCGGGCAAGGAGAAGTTTTTCTTGCAACCTTTGATCGGAGGCTCTCGTGGCATTCCCGAACATCAGCGACATCGTCGCAACGACGATTGAGAACCGCTCGAAGAAAATAGCGGACAACGTCACCAAGAACAATGGCCTGCTGACCTACCTCGACAACCGAGGGAACATCAAGACCATTTCCGGCGGCTCGGTGATCCTGCAGGAACTGAGCTTCGCGGAGAACGGCAACGCAGGGTGGTACAGCGGCTACGACCTGCTGCCGGTCGCCGCGCAGGACGTTCTGAGCGCAGCGCAGTACGACCTGAAGCAGGCAGCGTGCCCCGTGGTGATCAGCGGGCTGGAGCAGCTTCAGAATTCCGGCAAGGAAGCCATGATTGACTTGATCGACGGGCGCATGCAGGTCGCCGAGTCGACGATGGCGAACTTGCTCGCGGGCGGCGTCTACTCGGACGGCACCGCGAACGGCGGCAAGCAAGTCACCGGGCTCGACGCAGCCGTGCCGGTGAACCCGGCGGCGGGCACCTACGGCGGGATCGACCGAGTCACCTGGACGTTCTGGCGCTCGAAGTCGACGACCGCAGGCGCGGCGCTCACCGCGTCGACGGTGCAGGCGGCGATGAACACGATGTGGTCGACGCTCGTGCGCGGCATGGACCGGCCCGACCTGATCGTGATGGACGGGTTCATGTGGAACATCTACATGGGCTCGCTGCAGGCGAACCAACGCTTCACCGATCCGAAGAGCGCGACGCTCGGCTTCCCGACCATCAAGTACATGGACGCGGACGTCATCCTCGACGGCGGCATCGGTGGCTTCGCGACAGCGAAGACGATGTACTTCCTCAACACGAAGTACCTCTTCTGGCGTCCGCACGCGGATCGCAACATGGTCCCGCTCGCGCCGAACAAGCGGTACGCGATCAACCAGGACGCCGAGACGCAGATCATCGCGTGGGCAGGCAACCTGACCAGCAGCGGTGCGCAGTTCCAAGGGCGTCTGATCTCGCCGTGATGTCTTCTTGGCCTGGCCTCACTCGGCCTGCCTTCGGGAGCGCGTTTAAATCGCGCGCTCCCGTTTTCTCTTCGAGGTGAACGATGAACGACAACGATCCCAGCGTCCTGAGGAACCTGCACGAAGACTTGCCGCCACCGACGCCACCCGAGCCGCTCGTCGGCGAGGTGAAGGCGGGAGCGAGCGACCCGTCGCAGGAAGAAACCGTGAGCGTGCTCGCGAACAAGCCCGAGTCGCCGACACCGCCGACACCGCCTGTGCCGCTCGGTGAAGTGATGGCGGGCGCGTCGAACGACAAGGACGTGCCGCCGAGTTTGTTCGGCACGTTCTACGCACCGACACCGAAGTAAGGAGGCACCATGCCTGCATCTCTTCCTGGCGACACCAAGGCGAACAACACCGGAGCGAACCCGAGCGCGGGTCAGCCGGTCACGTACGATCTGATCTCGGGCCCGAAGGGCTCGCCGATGGACAAGGACACGACCGGCAACGCATCGACCGGCGCGCTCTGCACCGGCATCGGCTACGGTTCCGAGGTTCTCATTGGCCTGACCGCGCCTGCGAGCATCAAGGCGGCAGGCTTCACCGACGACTACAAGCCCGGTATCTCGACGCCGCTTCCCGCCGACGCTGCCGACTCGCGCTACATGTACATCGGCGGCGGGCGAAGCAAGACCTCGGGCGCGCCGCTCTACAACAACCCGGCGGGCGTCGCGGGCACCAATCCGTACACCGCAGGCTTCGGCATCGGTGCCGCTGGCGCAGGCGGATCGCGCGACGCTGGCGCGGGCCCTGCCTTCACCGGCTTCGGGCTGAAGATGGTTACTGCTGCTGGCGCGGTCGCGACGGGTGCCGCCATCGAGGCGGGCTTCGTGAACCGCGTGGGCGCGGCACTTGTGACCGGGCAGTCGTCCTTCGGCAGCGCAACCGCAGCGAGCGCGGCGGTCGCGTGAACGCAGCAGCACTCGGCTTCGGTGGGAGCGGTCGCGTGACGACCACGGCGAACCTGCCGAAGCAGATCGCTCCGTTCTCGATGCCGTTCTCTGACGGGCCCATCTGCGTCGCGGTCGGAGTCTCCCCGCGCAGTTGGAACGGCGGGATTCCGTACGGGCCCAACGGGCGCATCTGCATCGAGGACGTCAACACGGTGCCGATCACCGGCTTTCACTCTGGCATGCCCTTCACCGCAGCGGGCAAGCTCGCCTGCGACCGCACGGGCGCGATCCATCACTACGTGCGCGGCTGGCCCGTCACCAACGAAGGCCGCATCTGTATCACATAGGAGATTCCATGCTAGGCACTTACGAGTTCGACGTTTCGCAGTTCGACCCGCGCAACCCGTACAAGGGTGACGAGAAGTTGCCCGTGCAGTTCTACATGGGCGCGGTGTTGAACGATGCGGCGACCGAGAAAGAAGGGCGTCCGATTTTTGTCGACACCGAGTGCATCAAGATTTTCAACTCGAAAGACAACATCATCGACCGTCCAGTGCGCGACAGCGACAAGCAACGGTGGCCTGGTGCGTACAACGCCTGGAAAGGCGGCGGCGACGGCGAGCCCGGTGCAACCGGCACGCGCCTCGCGCACTGGCCGCTCATGACGCGCGCCCAGGTGGAGGAGTTCAAGTTCTTCAAGGTCTTTACCGTCGAGCAACTCGCCGATCTTCCCGACGTCACGGCGCAGAAGATCATGGGTGCGGTGAAGCTGAAGCAACTCGCGAAGCTCGCGGTCGAAGCCTCCAAAGGCGAGGAGCCGTTCCGCCGCATGCAGGGCGAACTCGATAAGCGCGACGGGAAAATCGCGGAGCTTGAATCCGAAGTGCGTCGGCTCACGAAGCTCATCGAGGAGAAGCTGAAAGCGACGGTCTGACAATGTCCTCGCTGCAGAAGCTCGACACGATCCTGTACGAGGTGCAGCAGGCCTCGATCCAGTTGTCGTTGCCTTCGCCGCAGGGCGTCTACGACTCCGCTGACGAGAACGTGATCCTGATGGGTTCGGTGGCGAACCTGGCCGGGATCATGGTGGCCGAGGCCTTCGACTGGCAGCACCTGCGCAAGACCTTCACCGCTGTCGGTGACGGCGTGAAGACGGCGTTCGATCTCCCGACCGACTTCTCGCGCTTCGTCGACGGCACCGGCTGGTCGAGCGCGATCCGCCGCCCGATCCAGGTGCTCAACCCGCAGCA